TTGGTAAGTAACGAAAGTTACATATAACTTTTGGCGCTTACCGTTTTTACAATGGCTTGTTAGAAGGAGAGATGATTATGTCTTCAGTAGCCGCTCCCTTCGGTCTGCGCCCAATTGGTCGCTTGGACACTGGTTCAGTGGAAGTTTTCCGCCAGTTTCCAATCGCGTCTGCATATGGTGTCAACATCGCAACTGGCGATATTGTCCAACTTGTTGACGGTGGTACAGCCACCACAATTGAAAAGCAGTCCGCAGTAGGTACATCTGCGATTGATATCGTAGGCGTGTTTATTGGGTGTTCATACACCGACCCAAATACAAAGCAAAAGATTTTTTCTCAGCTTTGGCCGTCAGGCACCGTTGCATCTGATGCAATGGCGTTTGTCGTAGATGACCCGAATACTCTGTTTGCAATCCAAGCAGACGGTGCGCCAGCTAACGTTGGTGACATCTACGGTAAGAACTGTACTCTGGTACAAACTGCACCAAACACTGATCTAAAGATCAGCCGTGTAGCTTTGGACATCTCAGAGCTTGATGTGACCGCAACAGATCCAATCAAGGTGATTGATTATCTGGGCGGACATGAAGGCGATGAGAAGGGTTCAGCTTACCCAATTCTGGTTTGTAAGTTCAACTACCATCAGCTCACCGCAGCTGCTGGCGCAGCCTAAAGGAGTGTAACTGATGGCTATTTCACGCGCACAACTCCTGAAGGAACTACTGCCGGGTCTTAATGCATTGTTCGGAATGGAGTACGCAAAGTACGAAAACGAACATTCAGAAATCTATGATACTGAGACTTCAGAGCGTAGCTTTGAAGAAGAGGTCAAACTGTCTGGTTTTGGCGCAGCGCCTGTAAAACCAGAAGGTTCAGCGATTTCTTACGACAACGCGCAAGAGTCCTTCACAGCCCGTTACAACCACGAAACAGTGGCAATGGGCTTCTCTGTAACCGAAGAAGCAATGGAAGATAATTTGTATGACGCGCTCTCAGCACGTTACACAAAGGCTCTCGCCCGCGCTATGGCTTACACAAAGCAAGTCAAAGCAGCTTCTTTGCTGAACAACGGTTTCACCACTTTCCAGTCTGGCGATGGTGTTACTCTGTTCAACACAGCTCACCCAACCGTCCAAGGTGGTGTGAACGGTAACCGTCCTGCGGTTAACGCTGACCTGAACGAGACTTCATTGGAAGATGCGGTCATCAACATTGCTGCTTTCGTTGACGAGCGTGGCCTGTTGATCGCTGCTCGCCCACAGAAGCTCATCGTTCCACCAGCACTGATGTTCGTTGCAACACGTCTGCTTCAGACAGACTTGCGTGTCGGCACAGCCGATAACGACATCAACGCACTGCGCTCAAATGGTTCAATCGCTCAGGGCTATCGTGTCAATCACTACTTGACTGATAACGATGCGTTCTTCCTGACAACCGATGTTCCAAACGGCATGAAGCACTTTGTCCGTACAGCAATGTCAACATCAATGGATGGTGACTTTGACACAGGCAATGTTCGCTACAAAGCTCGTGAGCGTTACAGCTTCGGCGTTTCTGACCCGCTCGGCGTTTACGGTTCCCCCGGAGCCTAATCGCACTAGGGTACAAACTTTTAAGAGGGCGTCTTTCGGGGCGCCCTTTTTTTTGCTATAATTCAGAAGAACCTTGACAGTCACATGGTGTGGCTGACATTTGCCACGACAAGGAGTTTCTCATGGCTACTACCACTTTCTCTGGACCTATTCGGGCCGGAACAATCAAGAATACCACAGGCACAACAGTAGGCACTGACGTTGCAAACGTTGGTCAAGTTGTTATGGCTCAGACCTTTTCAGCAGATTTGTCAGGTGGCGCTCTAGCCGCTCAAGTCACTGATGTTGTTATTCCTGCAAACTCTCAGATTATTGACTGTGTGATTGACATCATTACAGCCGCTAATGCTACAACCAACCTTAGCATCGGTGATACTGTAGGCGGTGCGGCTACAGTTCTGAACACTTTTGCATCTGGAACAGACGCTGGGCGTAAGTACCCAACAACACAAGCTGGCGGTGCATTGGCTTGGCAAGACACCGGCACATCAGACATTCGTTTGACTGTGACCGCTTCTGCCGCCACAAACGCAGGCCTTGTTCGTTTTACAATTCTGTATCAGCAAAACAATAACCTTGCTTAATAGGAGGTTATTATGGCTGATGGCGATGTAAAGGCGTATAATTTTAATACAGGCGACACCCCCGCTTTAGTCGGCACATCTAGGGCTAGGATCAAAAACATCTTAGTTTATGGAACTGCTGTCACTGCTTTGACCTTGAAGAACGGATCCGCTACTGGGGCCACTCTTCTTGACATTACCGTTGCTGCCGGATGGAATGAAGTGTTCCTTCCTGACGATGGTATCTTAGCAAAAGACGGTGTGTTCTTTGCTGCTTTGACTGGTAGTGGAAGTAAAGTAACTCTTCTTTTAGCTTAAATTAGGAGATGTTTCTGTGCCTAGAAAAAAAGAAACGCCTATAAAAACGTCTGTTAAATCTGGCAATTTCCGCGCTACTAAAAAGGGCGCGGGAATGACCGCTAAGGGCGTTAAGGCTTACAGGGCCAAAAACCCCGGCAGCAAGCTTAAAACAGCAGTAACAGGCAAGGTAAAGCCCGGTAGCGCATCAGCTAAGCGGCGTAAGTCGTTCTGTGCGCGTTCTGCGGGTCAGATGAAAAAGTTCCCTAAAGCAGCAGCCAACCCTAATAGCCGTCTAAGGCAAGCCCGTAAAAGGTGGAAGTGTTAATGACTGAAGCTGTTGAAGTTACGCTTGCTAGACTTGAAGAGCGCATAAAGACGCTTTCTAGTGAGGTTAGGCACGTTCATAAAGAGGTTTCAGATCTAAAAGCTCAGGCTAATAGATGGAAGGGAGCTTTCTGGGTCATTATGGCTGTAGGTGGCGCTGTGGGCGCACTGGCTCATTTATTTATTGGGTGGATGAAATGACTATATCTAGGGCTGCTATGGGTAGTCAAATGAAAGGTAATAAAATGAAAAAAGCTAAAAAAATGAAAGGTGGGGGAAACATGCTCGAAAACCTTTCGCCAGCTTACAGTTTAATGAAGGGCAAGGGGCTGCCAAATGATCTGATCAAGGGTGGCGGCGTTATGGGCGCTTTGGCAAAGGCTATGGAAAAAAACAAGAGTAGTGGCGCCCCCACTCAAGAAGCCCAGCAGGCTGGTTCAGGTATGGGCGCAGCGCCAATGCAGGGAATGACGCCTATGAAAAAAGGTGGTGCTGTTAAGAAGAAGCGTGACGGTATTGCTATTAAGGGTAAAACAAAAGGGCGTGTTTGCTAATGCTTAAAACTTACAAGGGTAAGAAGGCTCCTGCGGGATATCACTTTATGCCCAATGGTAAGTTAATGAAGGATTCCGCACACAAAAAGTCTGGCGGCTCAGTTAAGCGTAACTACAAGGGCGAATACAAAAACTATCAGTCAACGACTGAGCAGAAGAAGCGCCGAGCAAGCAGGAACGCAGCCCGCAGCAAAATGCTCGCCTCTGGTAAAGTAAAAAAAGGCGATGGTAAAGATGTCGCCCATAGAAACGGGAACCCAAAAGATAATAGAAAGTCGAATCTCAAAGTTGTCTCCGCCTCAAAGAACAGGTCTTACAAAAGAACAAAGACCGCAGGAAAAGTTAGCCGCAAGGCCTAGATGCCCAAGGTGTGGTAACAGGTTAAGGACAATTTATGTTCACGGTCACGAGCAATGCATAGAGTGTGACCAAGTTATAGATGACTGTTGCCAAGGAGAGGTATTATGCGAGCAGCAAAAATGATGTGTGGTCAACGTAAGCGGCCCGTAGCTTTAAAGGGTGGGGGAAACCCTGTTGCAAAAGCTTTAGCAAGCCCATCATTAAGGCCAAAGGTTGTTAAACCAAAGAAAGGTAAGGGAGCTTACACAAGAAAGGGCAAGGCCCTTCCTATGTCTTCTGGGGGAAAAACAAAATCAACCGTTAACAAGGCCGGAAACTACACAAAGCCAACCATGCGTAAGAGTCTATTTAACAAAATCAAAGCTGGCGGCAAAGGTGGCTCTCCGGGTCAGTGGTCAGCTCGCAAGGCGCAAATGCTGGCGCAGCAATACAAGAAAGCAGGCGGCGGGTATCGTGATTGAGTTTTTGCTCGTTGTCTATATGGGGAAGGGGGTCATAGATCAGACTCAAAGATTTGTAGACATGGATAGATGTTTGTATTTTGCAGAAAGACTTTCAAAGCAAAATCCAGCACCAATAAAAGGGAGATCAGTCAAGATAACGGCAATCTGTAAACCAGTGCCGAAATAGGAAGTGACATGATCGCAGAGACCTTAGCTGGTATAGCCCTTTTTAAAAGTGCTGTTAGTGGAATAAAGAGCGCCATAGGAACGGCAAATGATATTGGTGATATAGCTGGATTTATAGACAATCTGTTTGAGGGTGAGAAGCAGGTTCAAAAGGAAAGAAGCAAAAAATCTGGCGTTAGTATAGGTGACCAATTTGGCGTTAAGTCAGTCGCCACAGAAGTGATAAACGCTAAGCTCGCAAAAGAGCAGATGCAAGAGATAGCCACTATGGTGGACATGCGCTTTGGACACGGCACTTGGCGTGGTATAGTTGATGAAAGAGCAAAAAGAATACAAGAGGCTAAGGAAGCTGAGATGGCTAGGCGCAGAGCGGCTGCTTTGAGGCATAATGAAATGATTGAGAATGCAAAAGTTGGGGTTACAGTATTTGTTTTAGTTGTTGTTGTTGTGGGTCTTCTGGGTGCTGCAATGGCGTTGAGTAGGTAGGGAGTGGTACAATGCCTTTGAAGAGTTCGCAAAAAAGCTTGAAGTCTTGGACAAAGCAAAAATGGAGAACGAAGAGTGGCAAGCCCTCCACACAAGGGTCAAAAGCAACCGGAGAGCGGTATTTACCGGCATCAGCTATTAAAGCCCTCTCACCTAAGGAATATGCGGCCACCACGGCTGCTAAAAGAAAAGGAACTAAGGCTGGTAAGCAGTTCGTCAGCCAGCCTAAAAAGATACGAAATAAAGTAAAGCCGCATAGGAAGGTCAAGTAATGGCTGTAATAACACCTGATTTACCTGAGATATTTGAAGAGGCGTTTGAACGCGCTGGACTTCAGATGCAAACAGGATACGACCTAAAAACTGCGCGGCGTAGTTTAAACCTATTAACATTGGAATGGCAAAATCGTGGACTTAACCTCTGGACTATCGACTCTGGGACACAAGCTCTCACAGCAGGCACAGCGACTTATCAAATGCCTGCGGACACTATTGACCTTATTGAACACCAAGTTCGTACAGGCTCTGGGACAGAGCAAGTCGATACTAGCTTGGAGCGTATCAGTGTCTCAAGTTATGCTCAGCAAAGCGTTAAAAATTTGCAAGGACGGCCTTCTCAAATTTTTGTTGATCGTCAAGCAACGGCTGTCAATGTTACTTTGTGGCCTGTGCCGGATTCTAGCTCGTATACTTTATCGTATTTCCGCTTACGCGGAATCAATGGCGTCTCGTCTGGAATAGGAACGACCGCTGATGTGCCGCCAAGGTTTGTGCCTTGTCTTGCGGCTGGTATGGCGTATTACATAGCCATGAAGAAACCTGAAGTTGCGGCTCGTGTGGGACCGCTGAAGCAAGAGTATGAGTTCCAGTTTGAATTGGCGGCAGCCGAGGATACAGACTCATCATCAATCAAGTTCGTGCCATACGACACGTTTTATTTAGGAGGCTAATATGCCTGTTGGAATTAAAGAGTTAAGCCCAAAGAAAAAGATGCCTTTGCCGAAGCCGAAGCCTCGTCATGCAAATCCGAAGCATCCAATGAATGCTGAGAAGACAAAGCCTTTGGGTAAAGCAGTTGGTGGCACGATGCCGCCTCCTCCATCCAAAGGAATGCCGCGAGTGCCAAAAGAGTTTATGGGGACTAGGCCAATGGAATCAAAGGCAGCAGATAAAAAAAGAAGCAGAAGAGGTTCGGCTAAATCGGTTCCCTCAACAGGAATGGCCGGAGGCGGGTCTGTAAAGGTTGGAGAAAGAGGTACAGCAAAAACCCTTTCTCAAATTGCGGCTGATAACAATGTTTCGTTGCGGGATCTTTTGTCTGCTAACCCAAGCATCAAGAACGCTAACAAAATTCGCTTAGGCCAAAGCATTAAGTTGCCAAGCACAAAGATGACTGGAAGCTCAATTGGCGCAACACGCAATCCATATAAGAGCATGTCAAAGAAAGATATGTCTGACTTAGACGTTAAAAACAAAAGCGCTAAGCGGCAGGAGTCTGTCACTAAGCGTAGTCGTGTTTCAGCAATGGATGAGCTAAAAGCCAAGGCAAAAGCCCCAAAGCCCCAGCCAAAGCTAGGAGAAGTCAAAGCGGATTCAGTGGAGACCAAAAAACAAAAAGCCTCCAGAACTGGGTCAATTAAATCAGCTACCACCGCAGAAAATAGCCGCCTTGAGGCCATTCGCCAAAAAGCTCGCGGCAGAGCTGACCGCAGAATGGGTGGCGGCACTATGAAGAAAAAAGTACAGGGGTACAAAAATGGCGGCTCTGTATGCCGTGGTGGCGGCGCTGCCACAAAGGGCAAGCGGTTTGGACGTTCTGGCTAATGGCGTTTACTAGAGGGAAACACGCTTTTGGCTTTTGTGATAGAACCGGCTTTAGGTACAAATTAACTGACCTAGTCGATGAAATCCAAAATGGCACCAGAACGGGCTTTAGAGTTGGTAGAGATGTGGTCGATCCAGATCATCCCCAAAACTTTCTAGGCCGTGTGCGTACCAATGACCCTCAGTCTTTGCTTAACCCAAGGCCGGAACGAATCAAGGAGTCTGTAACTATAACATTTCCAACGTTTGATGTTACGACATTGACTAGGGTTAATGTTGGGTTTGGCGTTGGTAGAGCGGGTAATCTTGTAACTGATGGTACTGCTGGCCCTGTTGTTACAGTGTCTCTTACAGGGGTTTCTGGAACAGGCGCTGTAGGCTCTTTAACTCTGTCAACTGTAATAAACTACACAGTTACCGTTGCCTCTGGAACCAACTCATACGGAACCGGAAACAAGTATTATGTTGCTGGCCTTTCAGGGGCCTCCCCAACTCTTACGTTAAGCGAAGGCTCTACATACAAGCTCGACCAGTCTGACAACAGTAATTCAGGTCACCCACTTAGGTTTTCCACCACAGCTAATGGCACTCATGGGGGAGGATCACAGTACACAACCGGCGTAACGACAAGCGGTACTCCGGGTTCATCTGGGGCTTATACGCAGATCACAGTGGCTAGTGGAGCGCCTACACTGTATTATTACTGCACAATTCATAGCGGAATGGGCGGTCTAGCCAACACCCCGTAGGAGTATAAAATGGCAATAAACACAGCATTGTGTACAAGTTTCAAGAAAGAGCTGTTTGAAGCGGTACACGACTTTACATCTGATACGTTCAAAATTGCTTTGTACGACAGTAGTGCATCACTGGATGCCGCTACAACAGCATACAGCGCATCAAATGAAATATCAGGAACTGGGTACTCTGCGGGGGGCGTCACGCTAAGCGTTGTAGCGCCAAGTATAGACGGGACCACGGGCTTGGTTGATTTTGGTGATCCGTCTTGGTCAAACGCTACGTTTTCTACAAGTGGAGCATTAATATACAATTCCAGCAAGTCGAACAAAGCTGTTGCCGTCTATTCATTTGGCTCAAGCCAAAGCGTGAGTTCAGCCAACTTTAATATAACGATGCCAGCAGCGGCAGCGGGAACTGCGATAGTCAGGATTAACTAATGTCTTATACTTATGCCGAGCTAAAGCAAGCTATAAAAGACTTTACAGAGAATGATGAGACAGGGTTCGTGACCAATATCCCTATCTTTATTCGTGCGGCAGAAGACAGAATAGTAGTTAATGTTGACCTAGAGAACTTTCGTAAGAACGCTACATCAGCGCTTACTCAGGGCAATGAGTACCTATCAACACCTTCAGACTTCTTGGCTCCCTTTTCTTTGTTTGTCAGCACTGCTGGTAAGGAAGGTTTTCTTCTTGAAAAAGATGTAAACTTTATGAGAGAGGCGTACCCAGACAGGACCGTCACAGGAACCCCTAAATACTATGGTTTCTTTGATGCAACTGCGACAGCCGCAGCGGGTCAGGTTCAGGCAAACTTCATACTAGGCCCGACACCGGATCAAGCATACACTGTGGAGCTTCACTATTACTACCGTCCAGCAAGTCTGACCGCTGGCGCAGACAACGAATATACATGGCTTAGCAAAAACGCCACGAATGCTCTTCTTTACGGCTCTTTAATAGAAGCGTATATTTACATGAAGGGTGAACAGGATGTTATATCCATGTATGAAGGTCGCTTCCAAGAGGCTGTATCAAGATTGAAAGACCTCGCGGAAGCAAGAGAAAACGATGACGCATACAGGCAGGGTCTACCCACTAGACCTCGCACATAAGGAGTAGAAGATGGCAACATCAAATGCGGCAACCACATACTTGGAAAGACGAGTTCTTGACTTTTTGTTCAAGAATAATGCCCTTTCCTTTGCCACGCCGGGCAACAGCATATATGTAGGTTTGGCTACCGCAGTAACCAGTGCTGAAAATAGTGCATTCACGGAAGTGAATATAACAACTGAAGACGCTAACTATACACGACAACAGGTAACGGCTGCTAACTGGAAACAGTCAAACACCACACTTGCTGTTAATGCTGGCGCTTCTGATACAGAGATTATCTTAACAGATGCTGAGGCTTTGCCTACATCAGGTGACATTGTTATCAACCAAGAGATACTCACTTACACAGGTAAGGATGGAACAGCCACCGCTGACGCAAACGGAGCGGTTTCCAGCTCTACTAACGTAGCTGTTGATGGAAACAATGGAACTCTTACGGTTGGTATGGTTGTGACTGGAACAGGAATATCTGGCACAGTTCGCATTGCCACTGTGACAAACCAGAACAACATCGTACTATCATCCGCTGTGACAATCGCTGATGACACTGCCCTGTCCTTTACAGGTGTTAATACATTAACAGGGGTAACCAGAGCGCAAGACGGAACTTCCGCTGCCTCTCACACCGCTGGAGACACAGTTATCTGTGATTCTCAGAGAGTGGTTAACGATAGCAACATTGAGTTCTCTCCATCTAGCGGAATCGCCAGCTACACAGTCACTCATGCGTTTGTTGCAGACAATAGCTTCTCGCAGGCCACTGTGAATGGTGCTGTATCAAGCTCTGCTAACGTAGCTTTGGATGCAAACAGCGGGACTATTGCAGTTGGTGACGTTGTTACTGGGGCCGGAATAAGCGGCCTTGTTACAGTGCAGACTGTCACAAGCCAGAATGCAATTGTTCTTAGCTCTGCTCAAAGTATTGCCGATGATGTCGTGTTAAAGTTCGATGGCAGCAATACGTTGTTCCTAGGCGCTCTTGACGCATCAAAAACACTAGCTGTTGGTGACATCTTTAGAATTAATGCAACCAACCTAAGCATTGAGCTGAAGTAATGGCTCTTGTAATCAAAGATCGTGTCAAGGAAACCACGGCCACTACTGGCACTGGTGCTTATACCTTGGATGGTGCGGTAAGTGGATTTGAGGCTTTTTCCGAAATAGGGGACAGCAACACCACTTACTACGGCTGTTCCGATGGCACGAACTTTGAGGTTGGAATTGGAACATATACTTTGTCCGGCACAACACTGGCTAGGACTACGATCTTAGAAAGCAGTAGCACAAAGATTACAGCACTCGTAAATGGCGCTGTGAGCGCCTCTACAGCCGTTACAGTTGATAATGTCTCTGGAGGTACTCTAACCGTGGGACAGCGCGTCAGAGGGACAGGAATCTCCGGCGTTGTGACTATTGCTACAGTGAATAGCCAGACAAGTATTGTTTTAAGTTCAGCAGTCACTTTGGCAGACAATGTGGCGCTTACAGTAGGTGATGAGAAGATAAGCTGGTCTTCAGGGACCAGAACAATATTTTGTACGTTGCCAGCAGAAAAGATGATATTTAATGATGCAACTGGCAGTCCCGTTAACTTCACAGATAACTCGCTGGCATTTGCAATAGCGTTAGGATAGGAAAATGGCAAACGCATTTAAAACATTCACGGCGCAAAACATTGATACGTCATCAGGCAAAGCGACCCTGTACACTTGCCCCGCCAATACAGAAACTACAATCATTGGCCTCAACATTGCTAACATATTGTCTGTTTCCATAACCGTTACGGTTGAGTTACTAGACGGCGGAAGCACTGTTACTCATATAGTAAAGGATGCAATTGTGCCTGTTGGATCATCTCTGGTGGCAGTCGGAGGGCCTCAGAAAATTGTTATGAACGCCACTGATGTATTGAAAGTTTATGGGTCACAAGCCAATTCCTGTGATGCAGTCCTGAGTGTGCTGGAGATTACATAATGGCACTTAGCACTATTGGCACTAATCAGATTGCAAGCGAAGCAGTCACTGTACCGAAGGTGGCTGACCAAGTTCTGTCTAGCAGAAACCTCATCATCAACGGTGCGATGCAGGTGGCGCAGCGAGGTACGAGTTTTGCTGATTTAAACGGCTATGGTTTAGATAGATTTGGAGTAGGGTCATCTGATGATGGGGCTATAACCGTTACTCAAGATACAACAGTGCCTTCAGGTGAAGGATTTAAAAACAGCATGAAATTTGATGTGACAACAGCAGACACATCATTAGGTGCAGCACAGTTTTATCAGTTTTTCCAAAAGATTGAAGGTCAAAACGTAGCACATTTGATGTATGGAACAAGTAATGCAAAAACAATTACTTTGTCTTTTTGGTGTCGGTCTAATAAAACAGGAACTTATGTCACAACTTTTATGAACAATGCGGCAGACAGATTTAATCCTAACAATTTTACAATAAGCAGTGCTAACACTTGGGAAAAGAAAACAATTACAGTAACAGGCGACCAGTCTGGAACTTGGCTTACAACCAATGGGATTGGGATGTATGTCATTTGGAATCTTGCTTTAGGCAGTGACTTTGATGATGGTACAAACGGTACTTGGGGTGCTAGCGACTATGGCAGTGGAGGCAATGTTAATTTTTTAGATAGCACAGACAACGAATTTTACATCACAGGCGTTCAGATGGAAGTTGGCGACACAGTCACGCCGTTTGAACACCGCAGCTTTAGCGATGAGTTGCAGCGGTGTATGCGGTATTATGAAAAAAGCTACCCTTACAGTGTTGCCCCCGGCACAGCGATATCATACCCCGGCAATCTCGGGATAACTGTTCGTGGTATGGATGAGGAAACTAGTGGGCAAAGATACATTACGAACACGATGCGTGTAGAAAAAAGAGCAGACCCGGCTAACACTTTTTACGATGATGCGGGTAACGCTGGCAAAGTTACTACGTTTAACAACGCTGGCACAGGTACTAACAACGTAGGCATCGCCCTTGTCGTCACGCAGCCTAGCATGATTGGTTGTGGCCCCAACAATTCTGCCATTTGGGGATTTGGATTCTTTTATGAAAGCGATGCGGAGTTGTAGGCATGAATGAGATGAATATTACAGCCGCAAAATATCTTGCGGATAACGGCGAGAACATAGCTATTGAGTTTATCGTTGATGGCAAAATCATGCACGTTAGTGTAGAAGCCACCGGCAACCGCCACTACGCAGAAATCATGCGCCAAGTAGACGCTGGCGAGTTGACCATAGAGGATGCCGATTAATGGCGTACATAGGACCACCACCATCACAGAAACTAGCAACTCCCACTAGCCAGTATTTTAGCGGGAACGGTTCTGCTACGGCCTTTACATTAAATCGTCCGGTTAATGTGGCTGAAGACCTGAACGTTTTTGTGAATAACGTGGCTCAACAGCCGGGGGCAGGAAAGTCCTACACTGCCACAGGGACTACACTAACATTCGATGCAGCACCTGACGCTGGTACAAACAATGTATACGTTGTCTACCGAGGACTGTCAGAGGGGACATTGCGACTAGAGCAAGACCCTAACTCTGGCATAACAGCCACCACTGGTACGTTTAGTGATGACTTAACCGTTGACACCACCACCCTTAAAGTTGACAGCACGAATAATCGGGTTGGCATTGGTACTGCAAGCCCTGCAGCTACTTTAACTGTTGCTCATACTAGCGGCAACGATGGTCGAGGTATTCGTTTAGTAAATTCCAGTAATAACCAGACATATGAAACTCGCATTGGCACTGAAGGCATAGAAAACACTTCTTATTCTATTAGGGATATGACAGCAGATGCTGTTCGACTTTCAATAGACATTTCAGGGCGTGTCATGATGCCGTATCAGCCAGCTTTTTATGCGTGGGGGAGCGGAGTGCAAAATTGGTCTGGCACTTCTGTATATCAAATACTTCAGTTAAGCAATCAACATTCTCTTGGCAGTCGTAGTACTGGATATGACACAAGCACATTTACTTTTACTGCACCAGTTACGGGAACATATGTGTTTTTCGGTCGTATGACTCAAACAGGTACCGCAACTGGTCCGTCTCTTCAACTATTTATAAACGGTAGTAGCACAGTAAACGAAATGAGCATCGGTTACGGCAGTTCTTATGTAACTGTCTCAGGGTTCCACTTGGTTCAACTTGCAGCAAATGACGCTGTTACACTACAAGTAATTAACTATAACACCACAACCTTTACCTTAGATTTAGGTCGCTGTGCGTTTATGGGCTGGCTACTTGGGTAGGCTAAACAGGAGTAACACAATGCCTTCAATCACAATCGAAATAACAGACACCGAACTCCTGTCGATGCAGTACGCAGCAGCAAGCCCACAAGACTGGGCTGACAATGCTGTGACTAATCGCGCTAGGATTGCCGGTGACGAAATCGTGGCAGCTTTGGTAGCGCACTGCAACAAAAACGAGATTGCTATTAGCACTGGGCGCAATGCCCAGATTGCACAAGCCTTCGAGTTGAGTGTTGTAAAAACTGCCGAACAACGCAACGCAGAAGCAGCGGCTAACTTACCGGAGTAAATAGATGCCGATAAGCACCATTAACACAAACAGTATTGCCGATGATGTGTTTCAGGGGAATAAAAACCTCATCATCAACGGTGATATGCAGTGTTGGCAGAGGGCAACCGCAGCTACTGCGGCTAACGGCGGCTATGCCACTGTTGATAGATTTGGTATGGGTAATGGCACAGACGGTGTTTACACTACTGAAAGGTCCTCAGACACACCCATAGGGACAGGGTATTCCTTAAAAGCGCAAGTCACAACGGCTGATACAAGTATTGCTGCTGCTCAATATGCTTATATGTATCAAGAAATAGAAGCACAAAATTTACAGCCGTTACAATATGGCACATCTTCTGCAAAAACTTTTACTGTGTCATTTTGGGTAAAATCTAACAAGACTGGAACGTACACTATTAGTATCCGGAAACGAGACGCCACAATATATTTCCTTCCTATTGAGTACGCAATCAGCAGCGCAAACACTTGGGAAAAGAAAACAATTACAATAACTCCAACCGCTGGCGGCACGTCATTTATCACGGCCTCTGCTGGCGCAATTGCGAATGATAATGGTCAAGGTATTCAACTTGGGTTTGGTCTTGCATGGGGTTCTCAGTATAATGGGGGAACAAACAATACTTGGTCTGCTTCCACACATTTCAGCACATCTAATCAAGTCAACTGGATGGATAGCACAAGTAATAACTTTTATTTAGCACAGGTTCAACTTGAAATCGGAGATGTAGCCACGCCGTTTGAACACCGTAGCTATGCCGATGAGTTGTTGAGGTGCTATCGGTACTTTGAAAAGGGCGGTATTGTTTTTGCAAATCAACTTGTAATTAGTGGGCAATATGCAGTTACGAAAAGAACAGCCCCAACAATGGTTCGCACGTCAAATATTTACTCTGCTTCTGAAGCAGGAACTTTTGGAGCATCTAACGAATACGTATATCATGTGTACAGCGGCTCAACTTATTTAGGTGGCAATTGGACAGCGGATGCGGAGTTATAGAGAATGAATATTACATCAACACGGTATTTTAACGATGTAGACGGTAATCAATTTTGTATCATAGCAACTATTGACGGCACAGAAATGTCAGTACCACTTGACCCAGCCAACCGACACTACGCAGAAATCTTGCGTCAGGTAGATGCTGGCACACTAACCATAGAGGATGCTGACTAATGGCATACATAGGAATAGACCCAAATGTAGGTGACATCACGTTCCAGAAGTTTACTGGCAACGGCAGTGCCACTGCATTTACACTGGCGCAGTATGTAGCCAGTGGTGAGGCTATTGTTGTGACCATTGGTAACGTGGTTCAGGAGCCGGGAATTGGGGCTGCATATACAGCATACGGCAACACTCTGACTTTCAGCGCCGCACCGGCTAACGGTGACATTATTACTGTGCGCTACTTTGGCCGCGCCGTAGACCAGCCGCTGTCATATGCAATGCAGTTGTTCAAGTTCGTAGCAACGGCAAGCCAGACAGCATTTACCGGATCAGATTTCAACGGCGCTATCTTGGCGTTCAGCGGCAATGATGTGGATGTGTATTTGAACGGTGTACATCTGGATAGCACAGACTACACACCAACGAGCGGCACAACGATTACGCTTGCCAGCGCCGCTGCATTAAATGACGAGCTAGTAATTAGAGCCTATCGTGCGTTTAGCGTAACTGATACAGTGAGTAAGACTTCTGGGGGTACATTTGCTGGGGAGATAACAGCGCCGCAGTTCCAGACAACAAACACAATAGTTGATACGGCTGTGTTTCGCACAAACGGTCAGAGCGTAACAGAGGACACAACAATAGGGTCAACCAAGAATGCCTTGGCGATTGGCCCTCTAACGATAGGTTCGTCAACCACAATTACGGTTAACGGCAACCTAACAATACTGTGAGGCATAGATGGCTTCGATAATAAATGTAGATCAGATTAGAAATGCGGCGGGTACTAACGGTCTGACGCTAGACGCAAGCACAGGCAAGGCATCGTTTCCTAATGGTGCGACATTGCCAGCCGGTAGTGTGGTTCAGGTTGTTAGTAATTTCATCACTACTGATGTTAATACAGCCAGCACCAGTTTTGTATCTACTGGGCTTTCAGCAAGCATAACTCCAGCATCCACGTCTAGCAAAGTCTGGGCGATTGCGAGTTCGCCTAGTTGGTATGTTACTACGGGTAACGCATACGCAACAATTTACAGAGATTCCACCAACCTCGCCACCGGTTCAGCGAGTGCTTTAATGATGGTATATGACAATGCTAGGTATGCGCCATCGACAATGCAGGTTTTGGACGCACCATCTAGCACATCCTCTTTGGCTTATACGGTTTACTTTCGTTCAAACAACGGCAGCTCAAGTTACATTTCTTATCCATCTTATGGACAATTCACCATTACCCTAATGGAGATTGCACAATGAGTACTCTCTATGTGGATAAAATCAACGAGAAGACGGCTGGCAACGGTGTGCAGATTCCGGGTCATGTGGTTCAGGTTGTTCAAGCCACTCCGGGAACAAACGGTTACACCCCAACTCAGAGTTATGTAAATGTTACTTCTACCTCATTCGTGGACATTTCTACGGGTGGTCATTATGTAGACATAACGCCAATATCAGCGTCCAGTAAGATACTCGTGATGGCTTCTTTTCCTTCATATAACAATGCTTCTAACAACTATCATAAAATGGTGAGATACACAGGCAATACGACCTACGATTTCCCAAACATTGGAAATGGCGTATTTGACATTATGTCTTTGAACACATCCGGTTGGCATCAAGTAGGTTTCAATTGGATAGACACACCAAACACCACTTCACTGATAAGATACAAAATGTTTGTGAAGGTTGCTGGCGGCTCTAGTCAAACTGGTTGGGCAACCAGCGGCACAAACGACAACGTTTCAAGTTATATAGCAGTGGAGATTGCACAATGACGAGCATATTGAAAGTCTCCGAAATCCAAGACCCGACCAACGGCAACACGGCCTTGTCGATTGATACTGCGGGTAATGTAACAGGCAACGCTGGTCTTGCTGGCCCAGCTACAACTGGTCAGGTTTTACTAGCATCCGAACAATGGACAGCCGATAGAACACTGGTTGATATGATGGTCATTGATTCCTCAAAGTACCAAACATACAAGCTGTACTGGTGGGTTTCTCATGGGAATGCCGCAGCGTCAGCAACTGCTTGGGATATCACTGGATTAACATTTTTAACTGCCGCAAATACGGAAGTCACTAGCTATGACAATGCAATGAGTTGGAAGTCTACTGTGGCTAATGGTACTCCATTACATAATGATGCTACTTACGCTGGCGCACAAAGTTGCATATGGATGGCGGGTAATGGTCAATCTTATGATAGCACTGGAGAAGGAATTATTAATGTTCCAAATAATTCTGCGTTTAGGGCAGGTATCAGAGGAAATTCACTTCTCATAGGTACACCGCGAGTTAGCACTAACTCAGGAGCTAACTACTTAGAGGAATACGCCGGAGTAGCCTTAACCCAAGACCCTACAGCTATCACTGGTGTGCGATTGAGGTCGTGGCACTCAGCAACAGGCCGAGCAAGTAGGCAAGGTACAGTTCACCTATATGGATTAACAGGTTAATAGGAGCAAACAAAATGAGTATATCACAAGCACTAACAGAACTAGGCATTACCGAGTGGGTACTGCGTGGTGAGCCAACAACAGAGGCTGAGTTTAACGAGATGTTCCGTAAAGTTACGGGTGCTGACTCCAATGGCACAGCCATTGAAAGCAGCAAGCCATCTGACTGGGGTACAACTTGGTCGGCTGTCAAGGCAAAGGCTGATGAGCTAAAGGCAGCAGAGCCTATGAAGCTGCTACGGGCAGAGCGTGACCGTTTGATTGCAGAGACAGACTGGTGGGCATCTAGTGACCTTACAATGAGCGATGAGCGTGCAGCATACCGTCAGGCACTGCGTGACATCACAGACAGCTACACATCACTTGACGATGTGGTGTGGCCTACAAAGCCGGAGTAAGAGATGAGCAACGCCCGAAACCTATCGAAATTACTGGGAACCGATACGCAGGTAACCACTCCGGATATTGCCGATGGTGTGTTTCAGGCGAATAAAAACCTCATCATCAACGGAGCGCAAATTATTAATCAACGCGGAGATGCTACTGGGCAAAGTATTTCTGGGTATTACTCTACGGACAGGTTTGCGCTCTTGTCAAATCTAATGGGAGGGTATGATATTAGTCAAAGTTCAACCGCTCCTAATGGGTTTTCTAAATCAAAACGATTTTATTGTTCAACCGCTGATGCTTCTCCGGCAGCGGCTGACTATCTTATAATGAAACATCAAATTGAAGGCCATAACCTTCAACACCTTGATTGGGGTAGTGCTTCTGCTAAAACAATTACGCTTTCTTTTTGGGTAAAGTCATCTAAAACAGGAACATATAACGTAGAACTTTCTCAAGATGCGGCAAATCTCCCTTACAACTCTTTGCAGTATACAGTTAGTGTGGCAAATACTTGGGAGTACAAAACGCTTACTTTTTCAGGAAACACAACAGACCCCTTAACTGACGGTATTGTTGCTTCTTTAAGCATTTACTGGTGGTTAGGTGCTGGTTCTACTTTTTCTAGTGGCACATATAACGCTGACACATGGCATGCTACAAACGGCAATCGTGCAGTAGGTAATGTAAACCTATCTGACACAGTGGGTAATAATTGGAATATAACAGGCGTCCAGCTTGAGGTTGGCTCAACTGCCACGCCGTTTGAACACCGTAGCTATGCCGATGAGTTGGTTAGGTGTCACCGCTATTTTTACAAAAGACCTGCTGATGGTGCCGGAGAAGACGACCTAATTGTGCCTTCAGATTACAACAACGGCACAAACAACTTTTGGCTTTCTTTCTATTACCCGCAAGAGATGAGGGCTAGGCCAACGTATGGCAATGCCTCTGGCTGGCAGGTGCAATCGCCCATAACCATTAATGAGGGGGTCAGATGGACTGCTTTCAACTTTAGTAACGGCGGCGCATACTTAGATAGGTCAACTACATTTGAACTGGATGCGGAGTTGTAGATATGGATGGCATGAACATTACAGCGGCAAAATATGCACCTAATCATCCGATTACTGGCGAGGCTTCTCAAAGCGTCATTGCTACTATTGACGGGGTTGAACTGCATGTACCTGCCGACCCATCCAATCGTCACTACATTGAAATCTTGCGTCAGGTAGATGCTGGCGAACTAACCATTGCAGATGCTGACTGATGTTCGGTGAGTTGGCATTATCCGAAAGGGCTATAGCGGACCAAGGTATTCTGGCCTTTGGTTCTGCAACTGCTGATGCCAACTTTGTTTTATCTTCCGATTTTGCTAACCTTCAAGCAAGCGGTAGTCTTAGCCTAGAGGCTATATCTAGTATAAGCAGAATAGGCGCTGGCACGTTAACTGGAGTTATTGGTGTCACATCCGAGTTCGAGCAAAGCGCCAACGCATTAAGGTTTGCCACTGGCATAGTGGAGAAGTCATTTGGGTTTGTTGCTGATACAAATGGCATTCTTGTAAAAAACGGCATATCTGAGCAGTCATTTGATTTTACTCAAAACGCTAATGCGTTAAGGGTTGTAAATGGGGTGTCTGAGCAAAGTTTTGACTTTGTGCAGTCTCTTTCCGCTAATACAGTATACTCCGCTCATTCAAGTCAGTTCTTTGATTTTACGCAAGAAGCTGACGGAAGTAGGGTACTTAACGGGGCTTCTGAAAATTTTGTTGAGTTTGATTTTATTCAAACTGCCGGAATACTAATTTACAGAAACAACCTCAATGTAGAATTTGGTTTTATACAAACAACAAATGGTAATCTACTTTGGGCCGAGATAGACGCCAGCACTCCTGTAGAGACATGGAGTCAGATAAACGCTTCTAGCGGGACATGGACACCAATAAACGCTAGTGGTACAATAGAGCAATGGGTAAAAAAGGTGGTATAGATGGCTAGTACATACACACAAAATTCGGGCATTGAAAAGCCGGGTACTGGTGATCAGTCAGGAACTTGGGGCGTAACTACAAATACAAACTTTGATATAATTGACCGTGCGGTTCATGGGCAAGCATCTATAGCTATATTTGGTGACACAACCTTAACAACAAATAATGGATCGCCTAGCGATGGCGTTGCGCCTGTTATTATTCTTACAGGCACTCCGGGTGCTACATTTGAGCTTAAGGTAACCCCTAATGACCAGAAAAAACACTACACTATAAAGAATGAAACAGACTCGGCATGTAGAGTTAGTTACCAAGGTGTTTCCTATTCACAATCTAATGGCGTAGAGATTGTATCAAATTCAACACAGGCAGTTACAGGTGATGGTGGTGGCGGTTCTGGCGTTTTTAAAAGCTTAACCCCTAGCACAGATCTAATTAACGATCTAACTCCTCAGTTGGGTGGGTCACTTGATGTTAATGGGCAAAGCATTGTGTCTGCATCAAACGGAAACA